TGACATATTATTTTTTCTCCTTTTTATGTTTCTCTAATAAAACATGAGTACGATTATACCCATATCTGCTTAAAACTTTTTGCCAACCTGGTCTAGCAATGAGTTCCATTGAATCGCATTTGTTATCCCAAGCAAATTGTTCTATATTTTTAATTAAGTGTTGCCACTTTTCTCTATGATGTCCTGTCATAATTCTTATGTTCAGACATTTCTTTAATGGTCTTTGTAATATTTCAGTAACTACAACACCATAATATTGTGTGTTCTTTTCTTCTTTATCCCACAACATCCAAAGTTGCATTTTCTTATCTTTGATTAATTGTTTAATATTAGAAGATAAAGCATAACCATTAGATCTAGCTAATGCATCTGCAATGTCTTTTTCAACGTGATTCCAAGCATCGTCAGTCATATCATTAGGTATATATACCAATTCAATCATGAAGATTTTTCGTCAAATATTTCTAATACACTTATTATTCCTGCTATATCATCAGCAGTTTGAGCTTTTAATTTTAAAGTATCTGCTGATTCTAATACAATTGTACCTTTAGCTAAATTTTCTACATTTTTAGAACCTAAAGATATATGTGCTATTTCATGTTCAGCATCAGAATCAGATGAGTCTGTTGTAAATGCTTCTACTTCATTAGCACCTGAATGAATATTTGTTACTTGTATTGTTTTAACTAAAGCTGTTCTATCTGTAGGGCAAGTATAAACAGTAGTTTTATTTGTACTGTTTAATGAAAACATTGCATTTTTATAGATGTTAGCCATTATTAGTCAGGTTGTGCTGGGTATGAAACACCATTGACATCATCTACAGTGCTTAAACCATTAGTTAAATTTCTAAGGTTTGTTCTGTAAGTTTGCCATTCTGTTCTTTTAGCAGATGTTAAAGCTGTATCTGATAAAGCAGTCCAGTCAGAACTTAATAACAAATTATTTCTTTTTTGTCTTAAGTTTGCTATTGCTCTATCAAAAGCACCAGCTTCCCAAGCTGCTTCTTCTGCATCTCTAGCTGCTTCTTCTTCTGCTGTAAATTGGATTCTTTCTCCATTTACCATTTTGTATCTTGGCATTGTTTCTCCTTATTGTTGTTTGTTATCATAATTATTTATAGAACTCCATACATATCTATCGTGCCTGAATCACAATTTCCTGAACTAAATTTAAAATCTAACCCTGTAATTGCACTTGTGGTATTAAAATAACCCGAAGAAAAATTATCTTGTGCGTGGTTATCCTCATTGTTTCCACTAATTCTTGCAATAAAATGTTTTACAAAGGTTGTGTTACTAGGTTCAAATAAATGTAAATATCCAGATAAACTTGCATCAGCATCATTACTAGCTTGATTAGATAGAGTATGATAGCCTGTTCCTTGTGCAACATCATCTGCACTTCTATATCCTAAAGAAGCTTCAGAATCACTTTCACTATGATATGCTTGAAAAGCAGTTGTAGTTTTTGTAATATCAAAAGAGTGGCTAGAGGTATCATCAGTACCATTAAATTGAAAACTTACATTATCAGAAGCTGGATGAATACTATTAAGTATAAAAATATACTCTTTGTAGGTGCTATTAATCCCTGATGTTATGCTTAAACTTGCTGATGAACTAGCAGTTGCTCTTGATATAAAAACTAAATTACCAAGTCCTGTTATGCTACCAAAAGCAGTTGCGTTCTTTACACCATTATTATTTAATTTAACTATACTCATTATGATTTACTTAATCCATACATTTTAATTACACCACTGTCTATATTACCTGAACTCATTTTAAATTGTATTTCATCGATTGCACTTGTTGTATTAAAGTATGCACCAGTATATGAATCTACTGGACCATTATCATCAGCAATAGTAGATGTTCTTCCTACAAAATGTTTTACAAATGTTGTACTACTTGGGTTAAACAAATATAAATAACCACTAACACATTGATCAGCATCATTTCCAACATTTTGACTTAATCTTTGAAATCCTGTTCCTTGTGCTAAATCACCACCAGTAGAATAACTTAATGCAGCAGAAGAACCACTTTCAAAATGATAAGCGATAAAATATGCACTGGTAATAGTTTCATTATAACCACTACCCCCAGCAGCATTACCTTGAACTTGTAAATAAACACCATCTGAAGCTGGATGAAGATTAATAAACTTAAATAAATAAGTATCGTATGTGCTATCTATGCTAGAAGTAAAAGAAGAAGATGATACTCCTGATGATATTGTATTAGTAGTAATTAAATTTAAACCACCACTAGCTATACCTGCAGCTGCTGTAATAGAGCTTATAGAATTATTATTGTATTTAACTAACGCCATATAATTTTATAACTCCACTATCTATGTTTCCTGAACTCATCTTAAACTGAATAGCATCTATTGCTGATGTAGTGTTAAAATATCCAGCTATGTACATATTCCAAGTATAAGGAGATTCTGTGACACCAGAGGTATCACTATGACCTTGAGATTTTGCAATAAAATGTTTTACAAAAGTTGTAGATGATGGTTCAAACAAATGTAACATCCCTGACACACTTCCATCATTAGCATTGTTTACTTCTGTTACAAGTCTTTGATAGCTAGTTGATTGTGCTAAATCACTACCACCTGAATATTCAAGAGTAGCTTCAGAATCACTTTCTGAATGATAAGCATTAAAAACTGAAGAAGTTATAGTAACTCCATAACTGCTTCCTGAGTTTGTTGAACCTTGAAAAGTCCAATTTGGTTGATCAGCAGATGGGTGTATATTAATAAACTTAAAAATATACTCTTTATAAGTACTATCTATTCCACTTGTAAAAGATAATGTTGCACTAGAACTAGCTGTAGATGTAGATATTAAATTTAAAGCACCACCTGATACAGCTGTTGGTAAAGCTGTGATTGCTGATAGAGAATTGTTGTTAGCAAAATTAAGAGACATTATTTAACTCCTGTTCTTTATAAATATTACAATTAGCAGATAAAGTTCTACGTTTTACATCTGAATTAAAAGGGTAAACACCATGTAATAAATCAAAAGGAAATACATAAAATTCTCCCTCTTGACCATTTACTTTATATTGATTAATAGAAAACTGTCCACCACTATTAGCCATAAATTCTAATCGTCCATTACTAGGGTTATCTGATCTAGCATATTCAGCTCCATAATCATTAGGAACTTTTAAAAAAAGAACAGAAGATAATCCATAAAAACTATCAGAAGATGTATGAATATGCATAGGATTGTATTCGTTTTTTTTCATTTCATTTACCCAAATTGAAGTTATTTTTCTTTTGTTGAATAAATGTTGAACTCTAAATGCATAGTCTGTAAAACAATTTTCAAAAAAATTGATAATGTCTTTTGTTAAAACATTATGTTGTTTATTTTGTTTATTGATATATAAACTTTTTTCTTCTTTAATTTTTCCAGCTAAATTGTTATTATTATCTATTAAACTATTAAACGTACTATCGTAAATTTCATTTATTTTTTTTACTATATTAATAGGACATTTGTATTTTACAATTTTTTGCCCTAAATGTATTTCTTCAGGCATTATAATTTAAGTAATTCCGTATAGTTTAAAAACTCCAGAGTCAATATTTCCTGATGACATATAAAATCTTACACCATCAACTGCTGCTGTTTGTTCTAAAAAAGCACCACCACGAAGAATATTAATAGAGCCACCATCTCTTGAATAAGTTGCTATCCAATCTGCATTTGTATTTGTTGCTGTATTAGCTGGTTGATATAAAGTTAATCTAAAATTTCCAGCAGCTTCTACAGTTTCTCTTACTTCATTTAATATTTGCATATAATCATTGCTGTTTCCTCTTGCAATAGTATCTCCAGTATCATTATTTTGGTTATAACGATATAACCAACTATAATCACTTCCACTATCAATAGACCCACCTTGAAAAAATCTCATATAAAGATGTGCTGCGTGAGTTGCACAGCTAAAATTATCTACTGTAATTTCATATCTTGCATACGTGCTATCTATATTTGAAGTTATATCAACTTCTGCTACTGCACTTGATACTGTTGTTGTAGATAATAATGTTTTTTGACCACCACCTTTTATAAGTGAGTAGTCTATTCTTTTTAATACACCTGCATCACTAACTAAAAACTCATCAGTATCAGCAGGAGCTGTAGCTAAAGCAGTTTGTCCTGATATTACATCTGCATTAAATTTAGCAGCTGTTACAGCATTAGCTACTATTTTTGCAGTTGCTACTGTATTATCGCTTGGTGTTCCTAAATCAAGAACATTTCCAAGTAATAAAATAAAATCAATGACATCTCCTGTTGCTAAATTACTAGCAAAAGTAATTGTAGATCCTGATATTGTAAATGAAGATCCTGGTTTTTGTAGTACACCATTTAAAGATACAATCATATGATTGACACTTTCAGGTACTACATTAACAGATGATACTTGCATTGTGTATGCAGCTTGACCATTGACTACACTAATTGCATCGCAAGTTTGATAGTTGCCTATTTGAGGCTCTTTACCGATATATGCCATTAGACTAATCTCCCATAAAGTGTAAATTTTCCTAATTCAATATTACCTGAAGACATAGCAATTTTTATATAGTTAGTTGCTGTAGTTTCAGGATCATAACCCATTCCTTTTAAAATTACAGCAGCACTTGAATTATCTTCGTGTCCACATAACCAAGTTGCTTGAGATGATTGTGCTGTATCAGTTAATCCATTTAAATGTAATTCAATCCATGCATTAGCCTGTGATTGGGCCCTTAATGATTTTGTTAAATTTATAGCTGTTCCACCACTTGTTGCTCTTGTAGTACGAGTGCTGCCATCACTTCCATATCCACGTAAAACAAAGTCATAATCATTTTTTAAACTTGATCCATTGTCATCACTAAATTGTAAGTCTAATGAATTTTCACTTGCACTTTTTAGATCTGAAATTATAACCATATAATCGTTATATGTGCTTGTAATATATGTGCTATTAAAAACAACTTCTGAAGTTGCACTTGAAATTGATGTTGTTAAAAGTTTTGTATATGCACCACCACCTTTTAAATGAGAAAAATCTACTCTCTTTAAAGTTCCAGCATCTGAAACTAATAACTCATCTGTATCTGCTGGTGTTCCACCTAAAGCAGTTAAACCAGTTATAGCTGTTGCATCTAAATGTTCTTCTGAAATAGCATCATCAGCAATTTTAGCTGCTGTAATTACATCGGCTGCAATATCAGAACTTGTTAAAGGTACTGGTGTTGGTTTGTTTCCTATAAAACCCATAGTTTATTCTCCTAATTATTATGTTATTTCCATTATGGAAAGTGTGCCTGAAATTTTATCAGCTACAGAACAATCAATTTTTAAAACATCAGTTGTTTCCATAACAACTTTTCCACCTGATAAAAGCTCTAATGAACTTCCTGCTGGAATAGTTACATCTTTAACTAAAAAAGATGTTGTATTGTTTGCATTGTTATTTCCGTTTCTGTTTGCAGTATCACTCTCTAACTCTACTTCAACAGTAACTGCTGTTGTATGAATGTTAGTCAGAATTAAACCAAGAACAACTGTTGTTGTACTTCCAGCTACTGTGTACATAGTATATGGTGTACCAGCTGAATTTGGTTCTGCTGCAAAAGTAACGCATTTGAATGTATTTGCCATTTATTTCTCCTATTTATATATTTATCCTAAAGCTATTGCAAGAGCTGTTGGATCATCAATATTTGCTTGTACTAATGTAACTACTCTCGATAATGCTGCTTTTCTATTAGTTCCATTGGCACCATCATCTACAGCAATTAAATCAGATGTTGTTAAGTCAGCTGAAATATCTGAAGCACCATCAATGTTTAATGCTGATAAAGATACTTTATTTGCTGTTCCAATTGTTCCTAATTTTGTGTCTGCAATACTATTGACTGTAATAGTGATATTACCACTTGAAGTTACAGGTGTACTGCCTATTGTAAATTCAGAAGCTCCTCCATCAGCTAATCCAACTGATGTAACAGTACCATTATTTTGAGGTGTAACTTGTGAAAATGAAATTGAGTCTGATCCTAATGATGCAGTATTATTTGTTGTACATAAAAAGAATTTATTATCATTAGTTGATCCTTGATTAACAATAACCATTTGACCTGATAATTCATCTATTGAATCATATTCTGTAGATCTACCTGCTGTTCCACTAGATACAACAGTATAAATACCATTTTGACTAGCAGTAGATTGATCTTTAAGTAATACTTGATCACCTGTTGCAAGTGTAACACCATCTACTGTATCTCCATTTTGGAGATCAGAAGTTAAATCTAAGTTTCCTGTTGATGCTGCTTCTACTACTACTCTTGTTCTAAGACCTGCTACTGCATCATTAACATATGATGTTGCAGCTTTAGCATCTATTTGAGTTTGTATAGCTGAGCTAACACCATCTAAATATCCTAATTCTGTTGAAGTAACGTCAGATACTGCAATTTTTTGTGAACCATTAGATATAACAGCTCTGTTAGCTGTCAAAGATTCTGTATCTATTGTAGTTGCTGATCCAGTTATTGTAGCCTGTTTAGCATCTAACTGAGTTTGGATTGCTGAACTAACTCCGTCAAGATAACCTAACTCTGTAGATGTTACATCTGATACTGCTACTTTACCTGATCCATTAGATACTACAGCACGACTTGCTGTTAAATCAGCATCATCAATAGTTGTAGCTGCACCTGTAATAGTAGCTTGTTTAGAATCTATCTGTGTTTGTATAGCAGATGATACTCCATCTAAGTAACCTAGTTCAGTATCTGTAACGTCTGAAACAGCTACTTTTTGAGAACCATTTGAAATTAAAGCTCTACTT